GGCATCCGCGCGTTCCGGTTCTTCTACCTTCGCGCCGGGCGACGCGGCGGCAAGACGCGAGTGGGCGCGCTCTCGGCGATTGAGGAGCTGACGATCCCCGACTCGAAAGGCTGGATCTGCGCGCCGTCCTATCCCGAGCTTCAGGACTACGTCATGCCGGCGTTCTTCGACCAGCTCCCGAGCGACTGGTTCAATCACCCGCTCACAGATTGGAACGAAGACCGAATGCACCTTCGGATGCCGAACGGCGCCGAAGTCTCGTTCCGCTCGCTCGACGATCCGAATCGCGGCGCCGGCCCCGGGCTCGATTGGGTGTGGATCGACGAGGGCCGCAAGATCCAAGTGCTCGCGTGGCATCTGCTCCGGCCGTCGCTCACCGAGCGTAAGGGCATCTGCTACGTGACGTCGACGCCCGATTGGGGCGACGACTGGTGTCATGAAAACTTCTGGGTGCCGGCGGAAGAAGGGCGCCCCGGGTACTGGGCGGTCGAGTACCGCACGGTCGACAACCCGACGATCGACCCCGCCGAAGTCGCGCTCGCCGCGATGACGATGCCGCCGACACTCTTCCGTCGCGAATATCTGGCGTCGCGCGAGTTCCCCACGGGCACCATCTACAGCGAAGTGCTCGAAGAGGCCATCGTCGACGACAACGCGATCCGCGAGTGGTTGCCGGAGTGGCCGAACATCGATCCGACGCGCCCGTGCATCGCCGCGATCGACCCGGGCACGGACCATCCCTTCGCCGGCTGCCTGATTGTCGCGACGCCGATGGGGCTCATCGTCGTGCGCGAGTACCTCGAGCGCAACCGGCCGTATATCCAGCACGTGAACGGCTCGCTCGATAAGCCGCAATCGCTGAAACAGATGGTCGCCGGCGTCACGCCTCGGTGGTGCATCGACAAGTCGGCGCCGCAGGCGTCGATCGAGCTCTCCCAGCACGGGATCTACTGCACGCCGGCGGAAAACGCCGTGGAGGCTGGCATCCAGCGCGTCTATTCGTGGATGTCCGTCAAGCGGCTCCGCATCGCGAAGAGCACGTGCCCGCGTCTGGTGAAGTACATGCGGATGTACCGCTGGGCGGAGCTCAAAGAGAGCGCGCGCGGCCTGCCGGCGGGCTCGCCCTTCAAGAAAGACGACGATTTGCCGGACGCGCTCCGGTACGGGCTGATGACGTGGCCCGAGCTGCCGACGAAATTCGTGGTCGCCGTCGACGATCCGACGAAACGCAACCTCCTGCTCCTCTCGCCGGAAGTGCGGGCGACGATCGAGCGGAATTTAGTCGCCGACGACGAGGCCGGCGAGGGGCTGGTACGCGTAACGGACGACTTCATGCCCCAGATCGGGCGGGACGTGCCCGCCAGCTCGGGCGACGGGCCGATCGCCGACTTCTATCGCTGATATTTGACCGGGCGCCCGCTTGCGCCTAGATTTGGGGCCACACATGCTCGGATACCGACTCGTGCGCGAAGCTGATTGGAACAAGCTCGACGCGGAACTGAAACAGCTCCGCGAGCGAGTGATCGACTACGCCATGCACGCGGCCGAAGCGACCCTCACAGGCGCGACGCGCTCCAAAGACACGATGATCGACATGCTGACGACGCGGCTCAACGCGCTCGAGCTCGAATCCGCGCACACGCGGCATCTGGAAACGGGCCGGCCGGCCGTGGCGGCCACCGTGGGCATCGGCAAGCCGATCCGAAGCACCGAGGTTGAGCGCGCGGCCGACATCTGGGAAGACGTCGGCGATCTGGCGGCGCGCGAGATGTCCGAGCACGGGATTTTGCACGGCGAGAGCGTCCCGAACGCCGGGCTCGAGTCGGCCGCGTCCATGACTTCGTTTCTTGACGCCAAGGAGAGCTGATGTTTCCCCCGAACCCCCAGCCCGGCGGCGCAATCTCCGGCGCCGGCCTGCCGGCGATGCTGTCCCACTTCGCGAAGCTGCCGCGCCGCGTGGCGCCGCAGCCGACGCCGAAACCGCTCCGCAAGGCGCCGGGGACCGACTTCACGGGCGCGGAGTTCTATCAGGGGCTCGCCGACAGCGATCCAAAGGCCGATCGCCAGCTCAAAAACCTGATGAAGAAGATCCGCAATGCCGCGCTCGAAGGGCGCGAGCTGCTCGAGCGGTCGTGGTGGCAAAAGCTGCTCTACATCAACGATCGGCAGTGGATCTACTACTCGCCGCGCGGCGGTTGGCAAGATAAGCGGATGGCGAAGTGGGTACCGCGCCCGATCACGAACAAGTGCGTCGAAACGGTCGAGACGGTCCGCGCGCTCCTCTCCTCGTCGAATCCGACGACGCGCGTCCGGCCCGGCGGCAAGGATCCGAAGGACATCATCGCGGCGCAGATGGCGGACGACATGGAGCCGCTCATCGCGCAGGAACACGACATGGAAGCGCGGTGGTACGAGGCCGACTTCTGGGCGCCGGCGACGGGCACCGTCTTTCTCCATCCGTTCTGGGATCGTGAGAACCGCTCGCGCTCCGTCTTCCAGCAATCGAGCATGTGTCCCGAGTGCGGCTACGTGCTGCATCCGCAAGACGTGCTCGACGGCGCCGTCGACGCCTGTCCCGACTGCGCGGCGCCGGCGGACAGCTTCGTGCCGGCGGCCGACGAGGCGGGCGCGCCCGTGGGCGAGGATCTCCCGCTCGGCGCCGGCGCCACCGACGTTGTCTCGTGCCTTGAGATGCTGATCCCCACGTACTACCAGCGATGGGAGGATGTCGCCGAGCTCATCCGGCTCCGGTGGCGCCCGAAATCGTGGTACGAGGGCCGGCCCTACGCCGACAAGATCTCCTACACGTCGACGACCGGCGATCGCGGGTTGCAGATGTTCCGCGCGCTCGCGATGCTCAACAGCCTCTCGACGATTCCGTTTCAGTGGGGCGGCGCGACGCCCACGCGGACCGAGGGCGCGATCGAAGCCGAGCTCTGGGTGAAGCCGAGCGAAGAGTACCCGGACGGCCTCTGGTGTCGGACCGTCGGCGGGTTGAATGGCGAAACGCTCATCGTGCGCGATCCGGAGCGCGGCATCATGCCCGGGCCGATTCCCTACCGCACGAAGGAAGACAAGCCGCTCTGGTGCTGGACGTACTACCCGTACACGATGACCGGCGGCCGGATCTGGGCGAAAGGCGCGCTCGATTCCGTCATTCAGAAGCAAGACTCGCTCAATCGAAACGATTCGATGGTCGAGCTCATCATGCAGCGCATGGCCAACCCGATTTGGCTCGAGCCGAAGGGCGCCGAGGTACAACGCTTCACGGGCGAGCCCGGCCTCATCGCGCGCTACAGCGTGATCGCCGGCTCACAGGCCAAGCCGGAGCGCATCGCGGGCGAGACGCCCGGGCAAGCCTTCTTCGCGCTCCGCGCGCAGCACATCACGGACATTGAGACGAGCGCCGGCACGCAGGACATCTTGAAGGGCATCCAGCCCGGCGGCGTCGAAGCCTTCTCCGCGCTCAACCTGCTCGTCGAGCGATCGCAAAGCCGGTTCACGCCCGTTCTGAAGACGCGCGGCCGCGCCTATCGCGAGTGGTACAAAATCGCCTTCGAGCTCGAGCGGACCTACGGGCCCGAGCAGCGCGTGAAAGTGATCGCCGGCAAAGCGGGCACGTGGACATTCAAGACGTTCCGCAACACCGATCTCGAGGGCTCGGTCGAATTCATCGTGGAAGACGGCAGCGAGCGCCCGAAGACGGCCCTCGGCAAGTCGGCCGCGATGCAGCAGGCGCACACGCTCGGCGTGGTCGACTTCAAGGATCCGGCGACGACGTCTTCAGCCCTCGGCCTGCTCGGGATTACGGAATTGGTTCCGAGTCTCGACGCGCACACGCAGGCGGCCAACATCGAGCACGACCTGTACGAGCAGTGGGTGAAGAAGGGCCGGCCGGCGGGGCCGATCGACAAGATGCCGGGCTCGCCCACGTTTGGACAGCCGACGTCGGGCAATCCGCTTCAGGTGCGATCGTGGAACATGCACCAGATCCACGTCGAGCAGCTCGACTTGTGGGCGAACTCAGAAGGGATGCGCCTGCTCCTCACGAGCGATCCGATCTGCGTGGACGAAGTCACGCTCCACCGCGTGCAACATCTGACGGCGATGCAAAACCCCTTCGGCCTCCCGATGCCGATGACGCCGCCGCCGGTCGACCTGCCGAAGCCGGTCGTGCAACAGCTCCTTCGCGAGCTCGATCCAGCGATCCAGCTCGGGACGCTGATGCAGCCTCCGGGCGCCGGCGGTCCGATGCAGCCGCCGGCCGGTCGCCGGCCGGTCATGCCGATGCCGCAACGCCCCGGGACGACGCCGGCGAGCGCCTCGGTCAACACGCCGCCGCAGGGCGCCGGGATGGCGATGGGGAACTCGAATCGCGAATCCGGGGCGCCCGATACCCTCCCGGGCCGCGCGCCCGGCGGGGGGAACATGGGGCCGCCCGCGTAGTTACAGATTTGCTTTTCACGGCCGACGTGCCGAGACTGTGTCTGCCCAACGAGGGACGTGACCTCGCAAAAAACGGAAGGACAGGCCAGTCATGCTACGCAAATACTTCTCTCTCGGTGTACTCCTCGACACTCCCGGTGACGGATCTGGCGGCGGCGCTCCCGCAGCCGGCGCAGGCTCAGGCTCCGCGACTCCACCTTCAACCTCCGGCGCGGCCGCCGGGGCTGGTGCGGGCGCGGGCGCGACTGGCACTGTGCCCGCTGGCGGAAGTCCGGACGGCGGAGCGGCGGCGGCGGCGCGAGCGCAGTTCACCTACGCCGAAGATCGGAGCAAGTGGCTACCGCCGCACGTCGGAACGCGGTTGGCCGAGCGCGTCCGTGAAATGCAGGGTCAGTATCAGGGGCTCGAATCAAAGCTCCGCGTGCTGATGGGGATCGATGCTCCTCCGGATCCGCGTAACGACGCGATCCTGAAGGGCCTCGCGGGGATGCACCCCGCCCTCGGTCGGATTCTCAACAGTCCGAACGCCGACAAGACACTCGAGCGTCTGTTTCAGATGGTCGAGTCCGGTCAGCTCGACGAGGTTGGCGGCACCAGCGAGCGCGTGTGGAAACAACACGCCTTCCGGATGTCGACAATCGCGCAGGAGCAGTACGCGAAGGCCGTTGGCCTTCCGATCGACAAATTGCCCGAACGGGCAATCAATCGCATCGCGCGCGAAATGCGCGCGTACATCGACGACGACCGCACGGGCGATCGGCTCAACCGCTACGAAACGGGCGACCCTGCTCTGATCTCTGAATTCATCAAAGACCTCACCGGCTTTTACGTCGAGCCGGTGCGTCGACAATTCCCGACGCGGGCGGCGCAAGCGGCCGCGCGTGTGCAGGGGTTGCCGGCGTCCGGCCGTGGCTCCTCGGGGACACCGAGCAGCGCGGGCGGGGGCGGCGGCGCGAAGATGACCCGCAAGGAACGATTCGCCAAGATGCGCGAAGGGTTCCTCGACGCCACGGGCCAGTAGCGCCGCGTTTGACGTTCGTCAGAGGGCTCCCATGAAGTTTCTGTCTTTCCTCACGCGGCTCCGGCGGTCGGTCTACTTCCGTCCGGTGCTCGCCGGCCTGATGGTGGCGATCGGCGGCTCGGCGCTCTCCGCGCTCTGTTCGTCCGTCGCGCACGCGGCCGGCTACCAGATGACTGTCGTCGCTGGCGGCCTTCAGCTCGCCGTGATCGGGGCCTTCACGGCCACGATCGACGGACTGCTCAAGGACTACATCGAAGACTACATTCAGGAAGGCGTCAATAACGCCAATCCCCTGAAGGACATCATCGAAGAGAAGGCCACCGACAAGGCGTACGGCGGCCGGCAGTTCGTCTACGACGCGCACGTGACCCGCAACATCTCGCCCATGCACACGGCCGAGTACGGCCTGTTTGCGGAAGCGGGCGTGCAGGGCCACGTACAGGTGAAGGGCGACGTCCGCAAGCTGATGGGCCGCGTCCTGCTCTCGCCCGAAGCGATGGCCGACTCGGCGCGCTCCGAAATGGCTTGGGAGGATGCGCGAACGAACGAGTTCGACAACCTCATCAAAGACTTGGCGCGGCGCGAAGAGATCGACCTGTCGCTCGACGGGCGCGGCGTGCTCTGCCGTATCAACGCCGGCGGCCCGGCGCAGGCGCTCATCACCGATTCGCCCGGCGGCGTCTCGGGCGCCACGTTTGGCACCCGGTACGTGCGTCAGGGAATCAACATCGCGGCGATCAATCCGGCGACCGGCGGCATCCGCGCGGGCATCAATCAGGTGTCCTCGCTGACGACCGACGGCACGACGATCAATCTCGCGACGGCGCCCGACGGCTCGTGGGCCGACAACGACTACCTCGTCATGGCGGCGACCAGCACCGTCACGAGCCCGCTCGACACCGAGTACGAGGAAGCCTTCTGGGGCCTGCTCGCGCTCGTCGACGACGGCACGTATCGGTCGAACTACTTCCAGATCGACCGCACCGTGTACGACTACGCGAACGCCTACGTCAACGCGTCGACGGGCGCGCTGTCGCTGGATCTCCTCCAGCTCCTCGCCGACGTGACCGATCAGCGCATGAACGGCATCACGTCGCTCATGCTCGCCCACCACAGCGTGCGCCGGCTGTACATCAAGCTCACGCAGGCGGACCGCCGGTACACCGGACAGGATCTCACCAAGCCGGACGGCGGCACGGTCGCCTTCAAGCAGGGCGACATCACGATGGGCGAAGTGCCGATCAAGGCCATCCGCGACTTCCCGTACGGGACGCTGATGGGGCTCGACGTGGAGCAGGCCGGGTTCTGCTGCTACGTGTCGGAAAAGGGCAAGTGGGTTGACGAAGATGGCCGCATCCTCGTCCGCTCCGGCTCGGGCGCGACGGCGCGGGATGCCTTCGAGGCGTGGTACCGGATCCGCAAGCAGTACCACATGAAGCTCCCGTCGGTCTGCTGGCGCGCGGACGGCATCACCGGCGCGACGGTGGTCGTCGTGCGGCCGGTCGGTGGCTAGTAGCTAGGCCGGGCGCCCCGTCATACTGGCGGGGCGCCCGGGTTCTTCTGGGCGACGGAGGCCCGACGCATGATTGGCGAAGCCTGCACCATCATCAACCGCACATCGAAACCGCTCGAAGTGATCCAGAACGGCGTCGTCCGCGTGCTCCATCCCGGCGAGAACCAGCTCACAACCGACTGGATCCGATTCGCGAAGCAACAGCATCCCCGCATGGGCACGTTCGACGAGGGCGGCAATGGCGACTACCTCGTCGCGGTGAAGGGGTTCGACAAGCCCGAGGAATGCGCGATGATTCCGCCCGGCATGGAACACCCGAACCACGGGCTCGAGCTCTTCGACCGTTCCACTATGAGCAATCCCGAAGCGCGGACCGCGACTGGCGAAGCCACCGGGCTCGCCCAGCCCCGCCGGCGTGTCGCCGCCGAAATGTCGCCGCTGCCGGTCGACACGTCGCACATCCAGAACGCCGACAAAATCGCGTCCCGGTGAGCATCTTTCTCGACTTTCCCTCCCCGTTCGATCTCCCGGCGCCCTCGGACGAGTGGTGCCGGGCGATCGAGCAGTACGACCCCGATCTCCGGATCTTCCGCTCGGCGAAACACCCGGTCTATCGGCTGGCGCGCGTCGCGCGGAATTCTGCCGGGCTGACGGCCGGCTTCTTCGAGAAGATCCCGAACCTCAACCCCGACACCGTCTTTTGCATTCAGAAGGGGCTCGTCGCCGTGCCGCTCACGCTGCACACGGCGGCGCTCGCCGGCTCGCCGCACTTGATCGTCGACCGGCTGATGCGCCGCGATGTGTGGCGTCATGGCGGCTGGGAAACGGTCGCCGACTTACTCGACAAGCAGGACGAGACGCGCGATCAACAGGTCGCCACCGAGCGGCAAGACGCCCTCCGCGTCCGCTCGCGG